GGAACTAATGCTGGAACCTTAAAATTGGTTGCATACGCAGGAACTTCTACTACAGGAGTTACCGTAATAGATAATGTTGGAAGTGGAAACACTTAACACTTAAATCAGTTGTATATAGTTTATATATAACCTAAAATAATAGTTGACAATTAGTGTTTGATAAAAGATAATATATTACTAAATATATTATAATATCATGCCAGAATTTAAACAATCAAATACTAGTTCTCAAAACTCAAATTCTAGTTTTGTTTCTCAAATACTACAAAAACTCCCATATGTTGCTGGTGCAATCACAACAGATGTTAGTAACGACAAGTATGAATTATTTGATCGTCTAGCAAAAAGACAAGAGTTAAAAATCATGCAACAATCGGTTATAACAGGACCGCATATGCGTGATTCTGAGTATTATAATCCCGGTAGTTTTGTTTCTGATCATGCTTATCACAAATATATATATGCAAATATAGATAGTGATAAAATTCGTCGTTTATCAGAATATAGAAGAATGTCTTCATATTCTGAAATATCTGATGCTCTCAACGAAATTTGTGATGAAGTTATAGTAAAAGACGAAAATGATAAAGTTATAAATTTAAACTTTACATTGAATTGTAGCAAAAACGATGAAGAAAAAAACGAATTATCAAAAGAATTTTCAAAATTTATAAGCATATTTGATTTAGAACATAAGGGATGGATGTATGCTAGGAGATTGTTAGTAGAAGGTGAAGTATTTTTTGAAAATGTTGTCCACGAAGAAAATAAAGAAAGAGGAATCATTGGCGTTTTAAGCATACCCGGAGAATTAATAAATCCTGTTTATGATAGTATTCAAAACAATGTTATTGAAAACTTTGTTTTTCAAAAACCTATAAATTTAACACAAAATCCATCATCTCCCCTTTCTCAGATGCAAAGCAATATAAGTCCTATGAATTCTTTGCAACAACAGATTGTAACTCTTCAAGGAAATCAAGTAACTTATATCCACAATAGTATGTGGAACGATGATCAAACAATTAGAATTCCATTTATAGAAAATTGTAGAAGATCATACAAACAATTATCATTATTAGAAGACTCTATTATCATATACAGAATGGTAAGAGCACCAGAACGTCTTAAATTCAAAATAGATGTCGGAAATATGCCTCCTGCTAAAGCAGAATCATATCTCAAACAATTAATGCAACAATATTGGAGTAAACAGACTTATAATTCTAATGCAGATACTAGTGGTGCAGGAAACACTTATAATCCACAATCCATGTTGGATAGTTATTGGTTTGCAAAAAGAAATGGTGAGGTTGGATCTGATGTTGAATTAATGGCTGGTGGTCAAAACTTAGGACAGTTGGATGATTTGATGTATTTTGTAAATAAATTATACAAAAGTCTTGGTGTTCCTCTTAGTCGTTTAAATCCAAATGAATCTTTTAGAGATGGTGCTGAAATATTAAGAGAAGAACTAAGATTTGCAAAATTAATAGTTAGAATACAAAATCAAATCGCAGAAGGTCTTAAAAATTCTTTTATAACACATTTAAAATTAAGAGGATGGTGGAGAGAATTTAAACTACATGAATATGATTTTGATTTAAATTTCAATCCTCCTGCTAGTTTCTTTGCTATTCGTCAACAGCAATTATTAGAATTAAAACTTAAAAATTATTCTGATATGAGTCAGAATGATGGAATATCTAATATTTTTGCTCAACGTCATTATCTTGAATATTCCGATTCTAAAATTGGAGAAAACATGGAATGGCTTAAAAAGGAAGCTGCTCTTAAATGGGAACTTGCTCAAATCGAAGGAAGTGGTCCTAACTGGAGAGAACAATTAGAGGCTGCGACTAGTGCTGCTACCGAGATGCAAGGATCTGGTGGAGGTGGTGGAGGCTTCTCAGGATCTTCAATTCCAGAATTCGGTGGTGGAGGTGGTGGAGGTGCAGAAGAAGCACCAGAAGCAGGAGCATCACCAGAAGCAGGAGCATCACCAGAAGCAACAGGGGAAGCACCAGAAACACCAACAGCACCAGAAGCAAAATCGGCTCCTGCGGAAGCATAATATAAAAATATATGAATTATGATTTTTCAATACATACTAGTGGAGATACTTGGTTAGGAGTAAATAGCATAACTATTAAATCTAGTGGTGTTCCTGTAGATTTAACGGATTGTATAGTTATTATAAAAGTAAAATCTATATTACATTTAGCATCTCCTGTTTTTTTTGAATTTTCATCAGAAGTTGGAACAATTTTGATAACATCACCAACACAAGGGGTTTTGTCTATACCTCCTCAAATAGTTGATATACCTCCAGGAGAATATCGATATGATTTAAATGTAGAATTTCCAACAGGAATTAAAAAAACATATTTGAAAGGTGATTGGGAAATATCTCCTTTTGCAGTAGACGATACTATAAGAAACGATTCTATAGACTTTGATGATAATTCAGTGAATTTAAATGCTTATTATCAACTACTTAATAATATAAATTCATATATTCTACCTCTAACTGCTAAATGGCAAGAAACCGCAGATGAAATGGATAATTATGTTCAACCACTAACAGCTAAATGGATTGAAACCGCACAAGAAATGGATACATTGCAAGTTGCACCTACTGGTCATTGGCAAGATGTTTATGAGTATATTGACAGAGGCGTAGTTGATGCTGGATTTTTTTAATACGTATTAAAAAAAAAATTAAATTTGTTATTTATTTAATATAAGTATTAATGCAGTTTAATCCTTATTATGTCACAAATAAATACAATCTTAATCAAACGTCGTTTAGGCTCTAGCCCAAATACATCAATACCATCTTTATCTGGTGGTGAACTCGCATTCAGCGAAAAAAACAACACACTCTACTATGGTGGAGAATTCGGAACATTAGCAATAGCTGGTTCCGGTGCATTTGTTAGTCTTAATGGAGATCAAACAATATCTGGTAACAAAACCCTTTTAGGAACTACCACATTATCTTCAATTACAGTTTCACCTGATTCATTAATTGATTTTGGTAATAATGTTCTTACTAATGTTGCCTACCCAAGTGCAGCAGATCATGCAGCAAATAAACAATATGTTGATGATAACTACATACCAGTAACAACCACTGGTGATTTTGTTAATCGTACAGATGCTCAAGATGTTTCTGGTGTTAAAACTTTTTTCGATACTGCTAATTTCTTAGAAACTGTTAGCGTTACAAAATTCGTAAATGCTAGTGCATATAAAGTTAATGGTACTGAAGTTATTACTAATGATTTAGACGCATCATTTAGAAATATTAATGCTTCTGGTAATTTAACGGTTCAAGGTGACTTTACTGTTTTAGGTAATAGTACAGTACTCGAAACAACCATAACTGCTGCTAGTGCTTTCAGTATCACAAATACTGGTTCTGGTCCAGCCTTGATGGTTACACAAACCGGTGCAGCCGATATCGCCGCCTTTTATGATGGTGATAATTTAGATACTGCATTAATCATCAAAGATGGTGGTAATGTTGGTATTAATACTGCTACACCAAACGAAAGATTAACAGTTAATGGTAATATTTCTGCTAGTGGAACTATCTATGCTGGTGGTAACTTTGAAGTTTCTGGTGGTGGTGCAGACACTACACTATATGTCGAAGACGGATTAGTTGGTATCAACACTGAAACCCCAAATGAAGAATTAACAGTTGTCGGTTCAATTTCTGCTACAGAAGACTTCTATGCTCGTAATGGTACATTTACTGGTTATTTATCTACTGTTGGATCTGTTAATTTTGATTCAACATTATATGTAACTAATGCCGCAACATTCGCTTCTAGCGTTTCTGCTGCTGGTACATTAAACATTGATGGATTAGCTACATTTAACGATAACGTTATAGTCGTTGATAAATTACAAGTTCAATCGACTGACTTTGTACTTAACACTACTGGTACACACGTAGAAATCGAAGGTTCGAACGTAAAGGTTGTTAATCATGTAGACGCCTCTGAAACAACTTATGGTTTAGATGGCATTACAACTGTTAATGCAAACGCTTCTTATACAATTGCTACAGATAATGGTCAAAAGATCGTTATTAATGCCAACGGTGGAGCTAACGATATTGATTTAACTTGTAGTAATGTAAACATTACTACTGGAGATCTTCTCGGTAATGGAACAAATTACTTGGGTAACTTCATCCTTGATGGTGGTTCATTCTAAGAAACTTGTAACAGACTAAAAATATAAACTCTAGAATGGTCCAATCCCATTCTAGAGTTTTTTTTAATAAATTATAAATTTAAAAAATGTTTTTTTGTTATAAGTATTTTTATGCTTTTAAAAAAAATAACAAATATGTTTTCAAAAATAAAGGAAACTTTATACAAATCGTTATTTAAAAACAACAAAAAAGACACTATCCTTGAAACGATAGTAAATATAAAAGTTGAAAATACAGAAAAAAACATAAATATACCAAAAATTAAACAGTTTAAAAAATAAAATATGTCGTATGTAAATCCTAATTTAATTTTACTTAAAAGAAATATGCTATCTGGTGTTAAACCAGACATTTCTGATTTACAATTAGGAGAAATTGCTGTAAACAGTGCAGATGGAATAATTTTTACCGCAAAAACAGATACACCGGGAATATCATCGATTGTTTCTTTTTTAAATTCAGAACATCAACCATACATTTTAAATCAAACCTTAAGTTCTGTTAATACCCAATACGGAGGAAATACAGTTACTCAAGTATTTGCTTCAGTTTTAGGTGGATATAATAACGATATATCTGGTGGGGGATCTTCAGTAGTAAATGGCGAAGATAATGATATTGATGGTGATTTTTCTTTTATTGGTAGTGGATATAAAAATAAAATTTCAGCAGCTGGAGATTATTCTGCTATTTTAGGTGGAAGTAATAATTTAATTGAGCATCAAAATAGTTTTGCAATTGGCTCAAACTTAATCTCTAATGAATCTAACTTTACATATGTTAATAACATAAGTTCTCAAGGATCATTTTATGGAGATGGTAGTGGTTTAACAAATTTAGCTGCTGCTGTAGCTCCTGATACTGAAGTAAGAGCATTAACAGCTAATTGGGAATCTACATATACAACGGTATTAAATCAATCCGCATCATGGATAGGTGGAGTTGCGGGAGATACTGTAGCTACTACTCTTGTAAGATCAAATTCAGCTAATTGGAATAGTGTATATACATCCTATAATGCAAATAGTGCGTCCATAGATGCTTCGTATATTACTAGCGGTACTCTTGATGCTGCAAGACTTCCAACATTTAATGGTGATATAACAGCAAACACTTCTAATGGTTCTGTAAGTGCAACAGTAGTAGCTATTCAAGGATCACCAATTTCGGTACAGAATCCAAATAATGGACAAACATTACAATGGAACGGAACAGCATGGACACCTGGAGCAATACCAAATGGAGGTTCTGGTGGTGGTGGTTTAGTTTATTATTTAAACTTTGCAAATGAAGCTCAAACCCCAACAACAAATCTTTCCGCTACTCCAAATACACCAAAAGAACTTGGAATAACAGGTATCGTTGGAGCTTCCTCTTATACACTAAACAACGTTTCAACTACAACTTATGACTTAATTTGCGGATTTGTTTCTTTGACAGCAAGTCCAAATACAACAGTAATTCCTGCTGGTTTGTGGGATTTTAATATTTGGGCAGATGCTACATCAACTGTAACAAATCAAATGATTTTAAAGTTGGATGTGTACAAATACGATGGTTCAAATGTTCCAACATTACTCGCATCTTCTGGTGACATTTATATTTATGATCCTGTTGCGACTGCTCAATATATTGCTTCCGTTGTATTTCCACAAACAACTCTCTTAACAACAGACCGAATATATATTGAATTAAGAGCCAAAGGAACACAAAATAATAAAAACGTTACAATTTACTTTGGTGGAACAACTCCAACTCATGTTCATACTACTTTTCCAAGTGTGGGTGGTTCTGGTTTATTAAAAGTTATTAATGGTGTTTATCAGAGTCCTGCTTCTTTATTGGTTAATACTGATGTTGCGGCTAATGCCGCTATTGATCAATCTAAGATTAATGGGTTAACTGATGTTGCTAACAAAGCTAATTCTGCCTTTACAACAGTTCAAAGTAATTCCGCTAATTGGTCAGGTTTTGTCACTTCTAACATAACAGGTATAGGTGGAGCTACATCGCTAACTAATATGATGCAAATTACACAAGCGGGTTATAATGCAATAACTCCTGCTGTAAATACCCTTTATATAATTGTCGGATGACGCTCACACAATCACTTTCAGCCAGAGTACGTACAAGTGTGGTTAGTGCTATAATCAGCACATCAGCAACATTTCGTCAATTCATGTGCTACTCCGCGACAACTATTTCGCATGCAATTGGCGGCACAATTGGTCTTGTAAAAAATGGAATTGGAGGTTTAACATTAACAGGAGGAGCTAACTATACTGGGCCAACAATACTTAATCAAGGACAACTTATAATTTCATCAATCGTCACGCTCAATGGAGTTATTAGTGGGTCAGGACAGGTTTATAAAAGCGGTTCACACGCCATAACTATCGGAGGCAACAATACTTATTCTGGCGGAACAATATCTGCGGGTGGGACGATAACATATTCGTCTGGCAATGCTTTTGGAACTGGATCGTTTACGGCTCAGACAGCATCGCAAATTATTACACCAAACAATGTAACTTTGCCAAATAATTTTATAATAAACGCTGGAGCTACTTTGCAATATCGCACCACAGGTGCACCTACGATAACAGTTACAGGCAGTATCACAGGTAGCGGAAACCTAAACAAAACAGGAAATGGGTATTTGGATTTAACTGCATCAACGGATACCCACACGGGATCAACGACCATTACGGGTGGGTTCATTCGAGCTAGAAAAACTACTGGAGCGTCAACGGCAACCGCAACATTTCAATCTGGCAATCTTTCGTTGGTCGTTACATTCAATGTTTCCCCGCCATCTGGCGTAACAACCTTCCGATTTTTCCAAGGAACGACAACGCAAACTTATGCAACTGTTACTTTGTTGGGGCTTCCATCTGGCTCGACCGCAACTTATAACTCCGCAACCTCAACACTTTCCGTAACAATACCATGATAATCTCACCCAACGAAAACAACTGGTCATATGACGAATCGGATGCATGGAAGCTCGTCCATGATGGAACCAATATTATATTTTTTGAACAAACAAACAAATCAATATCAACACAGAGTATTTTATTTACAGGGACTCAAGAAGAATGTGAAGCAGAAATAAACAGGCTTGGATTGAGTTTGTCTTCTGATGAAGTTGTTGAGGAATAATATATATATAGTCGATAAATAACAAACATATAAGTATATAATATGTCATATCCTCAACAACCAGTATTACCAAATTCTTTTCATGGAAGCACAACTTTTAATTCTCAGATTAAAAGCTACAATCATCTTGCACAAAGAGTTAGAAGAAGTTTAGGTGAACCTCTTATACAATTAGAAATAAGCAGTGAACAAATGTATGAGTTGATTGATATTTCACTAGAATACTTTACAAAATTTGCTGGTGTTGAGGAAGAATATTTGGTTTTTAGATCAGATCTTTATAAAAAGGGAGTAGGATTGCATATAGGAGAATTAATGAATATTACTCCAGATATGTATAAAGACAATACATCCAATCCTTCTTTAAGTGCATCATTTGATTATGATTTAGATGATTATAGAAGAGTTGTAGATGTTTTCTCATTTGCTGAAGGAAATAATACTGGTGTTAATACTCTTTTTACTATTGAAAATACAATTGCTCAACAAGCATACTTTGGTCATCTATTAGGAAATGTTGGATATGATTTAGTGACATTTAATGCATTAAAAACATGGATAGACACAAGAGAAAAGGTTTTAGCAATGACTCCTTATCTTAGATTTGATCCAGACTCTCAAATTCTTAAAATAATTCCAGAACCATCACAACAAAGTGGTACTCCTTATTTTGGTTTAGTTGGATGTAAGTTACAAAAACCAATAAAATATTTAGTAGGTCAACTTTGGGTATATAGATACACTTTAGCACTTACAAAAATAGCAATTGCGCATACAAGAGGAAAATATGCAGGAACTAATTTATTCGGTGGTCAAACACTTAATCATAGTGATCTTATGTCTCAAGGAATAGCCGAAAAAGCTGCCTTAGAAGATGAAATAACCAAAGATACTATAGACAGAGATCCTATTAAATTTTTTATTGGTATTTTTATTGGTCTTTTATCAATAGGAAGTATGATTTTAGGATATAATTGATAATAATCCTATTAGTTTTTTTATTGTAGTTGTAAGTATTATAATGGAAAAAATAATAATAAAAGATTATAGTATTTTAAAATCTATAAAAAAAGTAGCTATAAAAAATAATCTATCATATGGTAGGATTAGAAATATTTTAAAAAATAACAATGTTTCTATGGTTTGGAAAAATACCAAAAATATAGAAAATATTACAAAAGCTATTGAAGAATATAAACAAGGGACATCTTTAAATCAACTCAATAAAAAATATGGATTTGATCATAACGTTTTTAAAAAAATTCTATCTAAAAACGGAATAGAATATATAAACAGAGCAAAAAATCCTATTGAAGGAGAAGTAATCACTATAAAAGAAAATTTAAATGATATTTTATCTTATTACAATAAAACAAATAATATCAGAAAGACATCAATTTTTTTTGGAGTGAAAGAGTGTAATCTATATAGGTATTTGAAAAGTGAAAATCTTCTAATAAGAAAAAACGAAAAAATATCTACAGAAAAAGAACAACAGATAAAGGATGAAATTTATAATCTATATGTAAATGGTAATTTAAACACATCTGATATAGGAAAAAAATATAATATAACACGTTACAATATCAAAAAAATTCTAATATCTAATTTTGGTAATGAGGTAATAAAACCAAAATCAGAAATAATTAGGAATATGAATTTATCAGAAGGATTTCAAGAAAATGCTTTAAAGAAAAATTATAGAAACAAAAACTACATATTACCTTCTGGTAGGACGATTCAGGTAATGGGATATGAAGATCATTTTCTTGATTTTGTTTTTGGGAATAATATTCTGAAAGAAGAGGATTTTTCATTTGATAGAGGATTTAGAATTAAAATTTCTGATAAAGGAAAACATATTCATTACTATCCTGATTTTCATATACCAAAGTTTAACATGATTATAGAGATAAAATCTAAATACACATACGAAAATCAAAAAAAATTAAATGATTTAAAAATAAAAAGAAGTAAGTCTAAAGGATATATAACTATTCTTATAGTAGATAAACACTACGAGGAGTTTTTGAAAATAATCAATGAAACTTCCTCTTAAAAAGAAAAATCCTAAATATGTGCAAGGAATATTCACCGCACATAATAAACAAAAGTATAGAGGCAAATTTCCTATTGTATATCGTAGTAGCCTAGAGCTTAAAGTGTTTCGTTGGTTTGATAATAATTCCAATGTTCTTACATGGGGATCAGAAAGTGTAGTAGTTCCTTATCAATCTCCTTTAGATGGAAGGATTCATAGATATTTTGTTGATTTAGTAGCCGCATTAAAAGAATCTAATGGAAATATTAAAAAACTCTTAATAGAAATTAAACCACACAAACAAACACTTCGTCCAGAAGCTACTAAAAATAAAAAAGTTAAAACAATGATATATGAACAGACTCAATTTGCACTTAATCAAGCCAAGTGGCAAGCTGCTGAAGCATGGAGCAAATCTAAAGGATATCAATTTATTATTTTAACAGAAAAACATATAAATAGTTGAATCTTTGCTTTCTATTGTAAATAATAATAACAAAAAGATAATTATATCTATAAATATTTAAACAATTATGTCCAATAATGCCTATAATCTCTTAATAGAGGAACCAACATACGAAGTTCAATATCTAATCGAAGAAAAAAATAGAAACACTCCTTCTATTTTACACATTCAAGGACCCTTTTTAATGGCTAACGAAGCTAATAAAAATAAAAGAGTATACCCATTGGAAGAAATGGTTAAAGAAGTTGGAAGATATACATCTGAAATGATTGACACAAAAAGAGCTACTGGAGAATTAAATCATCCATCTAGTCCTGATATTAATTTAGAAAGAGTTTGTCATGTTGTTACAGAATTAAAACAAAATGGTAATATTTTTGAAGGAAAATCAAAAGTTCTTTCAACACCTATGGGACAAATCGTTCGTTCTCTTATAATGGATGGTGTAAAGCTCGGTGTATCTAGTCGTGCATTAGGTAGATTACAGGAAGATGGAAGAGGGGTTAATCGTGTTTCTGATTTTAGATTAGTGGCAGTAGACGTTGTTGCTGATCCTTCGGTTCCTTCTGCCTTTGTTAATGGCATCCTAGAATCTAAACAATGGATTTTAAATGAAGATGGAAAATTTGCTCCTACTTATGAAAGATTTGAAAATGCAATTTCAAACATTCCTAATAAAGAAGGAAATAAATATTTAACTGAACAAATAATTAAATTTATTAATTCATTGAAAACATTGTAATTGTTATAAGTAAGTATAAATAATATCATGAACACTCGAAATTTAATTTCTAAATTAGTAGCTCAAATATGTGAAAATAATTTTTCAGATGCTAAAAAAACTTTAGATACAGTAGTAACAGAAAAGGTAAAAACACGTATTAAAAATACAATTAAAAAACAATCACCCGATAAAAAAGATAAATCAAAATGTGATTGTACAAAAACTAAAAAAAATTTAACAAAAAAGGTAGTAGGTAAGAGTAAATAGTAATATATAAAAATTTTATGGATATCTCATCAATAATACCAGCAATTGATACAAACGTTCTCAACGAAGAAGCAGCCTCCGCAATCGCAGAAGCATTTGAAACCGCAGTTAACGAAAAAGTAAATGCTCAAGTCGAACTTCAAGTTGAAGGTGCTCTCAGCAAACAAGACGAAGAACATGCTTCTAAATTAGGAAAATTATTAGAGGCTATTGATGCCGATCATTCCGAAAAATTAAAAAAAGTTGTAAATGCTATTAATGAAAATCATGCTTCTAAATTAATAAAAATAGTTAATTTCTATAAAAAGGCATTAAACGAAAAAGCAGAAACTTTCAGTGAAAAGGTTGTAAATCAAATCAGCAACTTCTTAGATGCTAATCTTTCAAAATCCATTCCTCATGCAGAATTAGAAGAAGCAGTTGCAAACAAAACTGCAATCAAACAATTAGAACAAATTAAAAAAATCATTTCATTCGATCCTGCTACTTTAAATGAAGATGTTAAAAGTCTCATCACACAAGGCAAGAAAAAAATTGAAGATCTTCATGAAGAACTCAATGTTTCTTATAAAGAAAACATCGATTTACATGAACAACTAAACGATTTAAAAGGTGCTTTAGTTTTAGAACAAAAAACAAAAGGAATGCCAACTTCTAAAAAAGAATATATTTCTAAATTATTAAGTGATAAACCCGCTTCTTATATTGAAGAAAACTTTAAATTTGTTGTAGAAATGTTTGAAAGAGAAGAAAAGGACTTGTCTGGTAAATTAGTTGAAGAAGCTAAACAGTCAGCAGTATCTAAAAATGCTAAAGTACCTTCTTCTAAAATAATTTCAGAGTCTACTGTTGTTAATAGAGAAAATACACCAGTAAACAGATATCTAACTGCTTTACAAGATATTAGATAATTTCGAAGGTGGGGAAGAGCACAACGCACTTCCCGAACGCTAAATAAATCCATAAGGAGAAATAATAAATAACATATGAACAATGTAAAACCCGCACCTGGCTTCATTGACAGAAATCGTGCAAATCAACTACTCGAAAAATGGGCCCCTGTACTTAATTACTCAAGTGATAAAGTCAGACCTATTGAAGACGAACATGCTCGCGTTACCACAGCTATGCTGATGGAAAACCAAGAGCGTTGGTGTTTAGAGGAAACAGGAAACTACTCAGGAAATGGCGGTGCCTTCGGCAACGGCAGTTCTGTTGGTGGTATCTATGGCCCTCCCGGCACTATTGGTTCTAATGATGGTTATGCTCAAAATGATGCTCGTTTACCAAAGGTATTAATACCTATGATCAGACGTACATTCCCAGAGTTAATCACTAACGAAATCGTCGGTGTTCAGCCAATGAGTGGCCCAGTTGGTCTTGCATTTGCTCTGCGTTACCGCTATGAGAACTCTAGCTTGGGTGCAAATGGTCTTGATGGTTACCAAACAGGTGCCACAAACAATAGCAACAACGGTACTCCCCGCGTTGCTGGACCAAATGAACTCGGTTATCAGTTCCTCGACACTCGCTTTACAGGAACAAGTGCAGCCTCCCTTACCGGAAACAGTGATTTTGATATCGCTGAGTCCGATCAAGGTGTTGCAGCTATCCTTAGCCAGTTCGAACTTTCTGGAAACATTCCTCAAGTTACTGTTGAATTCAGCAAAACAGCTGTCGAAGCTGGCACACGCCGCCTCGCCGCTCGTTGGTCTGTTGAACTCGAACAGGATCTTAAGAACATGAACGGCCTCGATATCGATGGTGAATTGACAAACGCTATGTCGTATGAAATTCAAGCCGAAATCGACCGTGAAATGATCATCAGAATGGTTCAGATCGCTCTCAATGCAGGTAGTAAAAATGGATACAGCTTCTGGTATGCTCAATCAGCTGACGCACGTTGGCTCGGAGAGAGAAACAGGGACTTCTATAGCAAGGTAATTGTCGAAGCTAATCGCATCGCAATTCGTAATCGTCGTGGTTCTGCCAACTTCATTGTTGCAACACCTCGCGTTTGCGCAATCCTTGAGATGCTTCCTGAATTCCAGTGGATGTCAGTAAACGGAAACGTCAACACTCAACCAACAGGCATTGCCAAAGTTGGAACATTGGGTGGTAGATTCACTGTTTACCGCGACACTCGTACAGACGCACAGTATCTTGCAGGTCAAAGATCAGCAGCACTTGAGTATGCACTTCTTGGTTACAAAGGCACAGAATACTACGATACTGGTATCGTGTATTGCCCATACATTCCTGTGATGATTCAGCGTACAGTAGGTCCAAATGACTTCTCACCTCGCGTCGGTTTAATGACTCGTTACGGGGTAGTAGATTACATCTTTGGTGCTTCCTTGTACTACCATGTAATCATCGTCAAGGGCTTGGGAACTGAATTTGAAGCCAACGGTTCCAAACTCTATCTGTAATCACAGAACTCAAAAACTTACCCATCCTCGAAAGAGGGTGGGTATTTTTTTTGTATTTTTTTAAATGAAATAAAAGATATTATTGAATAATATCGTCTAGTAATTCTATCTTTTCTCTTTTACTAGAATCTTTGCCTTGAAGTTTTCCCATTATTTCATCTCTTGTTGCTATTAAGATGTTATTTGTTTGTGTTCCAACACCAAGAGATTTTGATGCTGTAGATTCCACCTTTGCAACTTCTAAATTGTTTTTATGCTGCTTTGCTTGCAAGTTGATTTTGTTTAGATTATCTATTGCTTTAGTTGTTGCACTGATTAATTGTGCCAATGATGCA